ACTTTGATGACATAACACCTATTCGCGCCACCTCAACCAATGGTGTTGTTTTTGCAGCCACTGATGGTTCTTCCGTCATTACTGCAACAGATGACGCTCATGGCGCAAGTAAAGGCGACTTTGTAACTTTTTCAGAGGCGGTGTCTCTTGGCGGTGTTATCACTGCGGTAGTGCTTAATCAAGAATATGAGATTGCATCTGTCCCTTCTGTTAATACATATACCTTTACCGCTAAAGACACCAGTGGCGACACTGTTACAGCCAACTCTTCTGACACTGGTAACGGTGGGTCTGGTGTAGACGGCGCTTATCAAATATCACCCGGCTTAGATACTTATGTAGACGGCACGGGTTGGGGCGCAAGCTCATGGGGTGACGGCACGTTTGGTTCTAGCAGTGCAATTGGCTCTAATAATCAGCTAAGGCTGTGGTCTTTAGACAGCTTTGGTGAAGACTTGATTGCGTGCCCTCGGGGCGGAAGTGTTTACTATTGGGATTACTCGACCTTTAGTACTAGGGCCGTTGCTCTTGCCGATTTAGCGGGCGCAAACCTTGCCCCTACATTGGGCTTGCAGGTATTAGTTTCAGACGTTGATCGTCACGTTCTTGTTCTTGGGGCAGATCCTATTGACGCTCCGGGTACAGGTCGAACGGGAGCAATAGACCCGCTTCTTATTGCCTTCTCTGACCAAGAAAATGCTGCGGAGTGGCAACCTTTATCTACCAATACCGCGGGTTCACTGCGATGTTCTGCCGGATCTCAAATAATTGGCGGGCTTAGGGCTAGGCAAGAAACTTTAATCTGGACGGACGTTGCGTTGTACAGCCTTCAATTTATTGGGGCACCGCTTACTTTTGGTTTAACGCTTATTAACGAAGGCGTAAGTTTGATTGGGCCTAACGCGCCAGTAAACACGCCTACCGGCATCTTCTGGATGGATAAAAAAGGTTTTTACGCATATCAAGGTGCGGTGCAACCAGTTCCATGCAGTGTTCATTCGTATGTATTTGACGATTTTAATGAAGATCAAGCGTTTCAAGTGTTTGGGTTTTTAAACAAGCAGTTTAACGAAGTAGGCTGGTTCTATTGTTCTGGCAGTTCTAGCACCATAGATCGCTATGTTACTTACAACTATGTTGATCAGACATGGTCTATTGGTCAGTTGGCTAGAACAGCTTGGCTAGATGAGGGTATTGAAAGCGTCCCCCGAGCCGCGGGCTATGACGGGACAAGCAACTACATCTATTCGCATGAAACAGGTTTTGACGATGATGGCTCTCCAATGGACAACGTGTTTATTGAAAGTGCAGATTTTGATTTAGGCGAAGGCGAAGACTTCCAATTTATTCGTAGATGTATTCCAGACGTTAAGTTCACCGGTAACGGCGGTTCCGGACAAACCATTAACTTTGTTCTAAAAGCGCGAAACTATCCCGGCGAATCACTGACCACGGATCAAACGACTGCCTTTACGGGGACTACCACCAAGATTGACACTCGGGCACGGGGCCGGCAAGCAGCGGTACGTTTTGAGTCAGATGATGACGGTGCGCCGGGGGTACGAACAGGGGTAGGTTTTAGGATCGGCGGTACTCGGTTAGACCTACAACCTAACGGCAGAAGATGAGCAAGCTTTTACAGGGGCGATTACCGCTTGCGCCAATGGCGCAGAACGTAGACGGCAATACCTTTAATAAGGCTATTCGTCTGCTAGAGATAAGTTTGGATTCTTTTAATCCAGACGCTACTCCGCAGTTTACAAGGGCGGAACGTGATAGATTAAAGTTTAATGCAGGAGACGTTATTTGGAACGTTTCTATTGAAAACCTACAGGTTTATGATGGTGATAACTGGGTGAGTTTATCGTCAGAATTGCCGTATACTCAGGACGGTTTAGAAGCTACGGGGCTTGTAGGCAATGTTCAAGTGATTAACAAAGGTTCTATCGTAGTAAACGTTCACGGCTAAGGACGTTTTTCTTCAATAAAAATAGGCGTATACTCGTAACATGGCACAATCAGCACTTAAATACGATGAATTTGATCAAATGGATCAAGTCCCTATTCCAGCGGGCGGTATCGCTACTTTTTTAACGGCGGAAACCGGCTCTTGGGCCAATGATGACGAAGTCATGCCAAAGAAAGGTATTGCGCAAGTCCATCAGATAGCCGACAAGCTAGCTGAGTATGGCCGTAATGAAGACGAATATATGGTTCACGCTGCGGAAGGCGAGACTGTTATTCCGATGGAAGTGTTTGATAAAAACCCCACCCTAAGAAACAAGCTTTTTGCTGAAATGCGCCTTATGGGCATTGAGCCAGAACGTTATGTTGTAGGTAATGAGCTTAACTCTATCAACCCGGTTACGGGCCAGCCTGAGTTTTTCCTCAAGAAACTGTTTAAAGGTCTAAAGAAGATCGTAAAAGCAGTTTTACCTGTTGTAGCGACGATTGCTTTGACGGCTGCTACGGGTAACCCTGCGTTAGCCTCTGCAATTGTTCAAGGGGCGCAAACAGCTATTCAAGGCGGTTCCTTAAAAGATACTTTAAAAGCGGCAGCGATAGGCGGAATTTCTGGGGCTGTTGCGGGAAAACTGGGGACAAAATACGACCTTTCCACAGCTAAACAAGCAATGGTTAATTCCGCGATAAATACTACGCTTCACGGTGGAAAGCCAAAAGACATATTAACAAACGCGGCTCTTGCCGCAGTAACAGCAAAAGGTTTTGAAGCATTTCAAAATAGGGGAGCGACTCCCACTCCAGAAATGACTCCTACACAACCTGTTCAAGGCGATCCTTCTTTAGCTAGTCAAGATTTATTTGCAAGTGCTATTACCCCCGCCGATGCGGCAAATGTTTCAATTGATGCTCCGGTCAAGGTTGAAACAACTATTGATCCAAATATAGATCTTACATCTGCCACCACAGAGGTGGCACCTATTGACGCTACTACGCCTACAACACTGTCTGATGTCCCTGTAAGAACAACCGGTATGGACATGCCGTACAGTGCTGACAATCCTATGGGATATGGAGCGCCTACGGTTCAAGAAATGTCTTCTTCGTTACCTGCGGCTCTTCGCCCTGATTACGATGTTCTTGGTAACGCCTTGTCTACGGATTCTTCGTTACCTGCGGCTCTTCGCCCTGATTACGATGTTCTTGGCAACGCCTTAACCGGGTTCCAAGCGGCTACGCCAGAACAGTTGGCCTATCAAAATTCTTTGACACAAGCGGCTACGCCAGAACAGTTGGCCTATCAAAATGCAGTTGCTACGCAAACCTCTGCCCCCACTGCTCCAGCAAGTGGCGATCCTGCATTAGATGCGCGGTTTAATGAAATTATTAACAGAGACATTACGGTGCCTGATTATGACATTAGCAACATGTCTTCAGAGCAAATAAATCTTTTGGGAGACGGTACTGAAACTCCTCGCGTGGGCGTAGAACTTGCTCAAGCAGATGCCGCCGCCATGCCCGCGACTGAGCAAGCAGCAATTGATGCAGCAAAAGCGCCGGGTGTAATAGACAGTCTAAAAACTGCGTTTAGCCCAAAAACAGAGGGTTTTGGTACACGGTTTGAAGCATTAGGCGATGTTTTCTTACCTAAAATGGATACAGATGCACTAAGAAAATATTATTCAACGCAATATCCTAACGAGCCTCTCAAAGTTAACGCGTTAATTGACGATGCCGTAAAACGAAACGGTCCTAACTTTATTAGAAAGTTTGGCCCAGCGGCTGCGGCTACTATGATGGTTAGTGCTCTTTCAAAGCCCGAAGATGTTGAACTAATGGACATTAATGACTTACCCACGGGGCAGTCTTTAATTGATGCCGACCCTAGCCGATACCGTATTTACGGTGATGACTTCAGATACCAGCAGCCGAAATTTACGGTTCAAAATGTAGCCGGCCAATATTTCCAACCCACGCCCGTAGCAACCGCAGCGGACGGCGGCATAATGAACGTTTCTGATTTTCCTCGCCGTAACGGCGGCATAGCGGGACCGGGGACAGAAACATCTGACGATATCCCAGCAATGTTGTCTGACGGTGAGTTTGTATTTACTGCACAAGCGGTTCGCGGCGCAGGCAAAGGTAGCCGAGAAGACGGAATGAAAAACATGTACCAAATGATGAGACAATTTGAGGCGAGAGCATAATGGTTGATGTCACACAAACAACTCAGTATGTACGCGAAGCGCCGGAAATTGAGGCGTACAAACTTGGGCTATATCAAGATGCGCAAAAATATATTAAGGAAATGCAAGCCGCCGGAATTCAACCTCCGGCGCAAGCTGTTGCGGGCCTTACCAGCGAACAACTGGCCGCGGGCAAGCTTACTCGAGAAGGTATAGGCGGATACGAACCTTATTTACAAGGCGCTTTAGCTGCACAACAAGCTGGTCAAGGCATGATTTCCAAAACGGCGATGCCTATGATGGCGGAATCACTTGCGCAGCAGCAAGCCGGTATTGCCGGACTTGGGCAAGCGCGTGATTTAGCTATTGGTCAGATGAACGCGCCTTATGCTTTAAGAGATCAAGCTTTGGCGGGCATGTCGCAAGCTAATTTAGACTTGGCCCGTGCGGGACAAGGTGCGGGTGCTCAAACCTTGGCTGCTCAACAAGGAATAGCTCAAGCCGGCTTAGGAGCAGCAAACCAAGCGTTTGCTGCCCAACAAGGAATAGCTGGAGCGGGTCAATTAGGTCAACAATCAGCTAACAGAGCAGGAACAGTTGCGGGGCAGTCTGCACAACAAGCTGGGCAATACGCCAACCAAGGTGTAACAGCTATTGGTCAAGCGGGTAGAGGCATTCCGGGGCAGATTCAATATGCTCAACAACAACTAGGTCAAAACACCGGTCAATTTGATCCTAGCGGTATCGGGGCGTTTATGGACCCCTACACGCAAAACGTTATTGACGCTGAACAAGCAGAAATTGCGCGTCTTGGTGAGCAACAAAAAACGCAAGCCCGAGGGCAACAGGTACAAGCCGGCGCTTTTGGCGGCTCTAGGGGCGCTATTGCAGAAGCAGAAATTAATCGAAATACCTTGGAGCAACAAGCGCGAACCGGGGCACAACTTCGATCTCAAGGCTATCAACAAGCAGCACAGCAAGCGCAGCAAGCCTTTGAAGCTTCTAAAGGTCGAGGCTTACAGGCCGCAAGCCAATACGGGCAACTTGGTCTATCGGGTCAAATGAGCCAAGCGCAACTGGCACAGCAAGCCGCCCAGCTTGGTATTTCTACCGAGCAACTACAAAACCAGATGGCGAATCAACAAGGTCAACTTGGTTTAAGCGCCGCGCAAATGCAGCAGCAAGGCGCACAAGCAGGCGGGCAATTAGGGTTATCTGCCGCGCAGCAACAGCAAGCCGGAGCACAAGCCGGTGGGCAGCTAGGTCTTTCCACACAACAAGCTTTGGCTCAAATGGCCGGTCAACGTGCCAATATTGCTCAACAAGGCGGTCAGATGGGCTTGCAGTACGGCCAGTACGGCCAGCAAAACGTCAATCAACTCGCGGCCCTTGCACAACAGCAAGGCGCAATGGGTCAAGGGATTGCTGGGCTA